GGGCGCAATCCCTTGGGTCCCCAAGCCTTCAGTGTACTAAGAAGCCCAACACCTGTCACCATGTTGAGTATCTGCGGTCAGTAGACCTCCGTCAGTAGACGGGTTGCGTCGGAACGCAGGCACCCTAGGGATGCAAGCGAGGTGCTCGGGCAGACGTCTCTCAGGAGACGGGTGCGACCCCGGGTGTTGGACGCGCGCGCACGGTGGCGTTAAAAAACGCAAAGCACGCGGACCTCCCCAGCGGGTCGTGGAGTACAAGCTTCTGAGCACGCGAGGTGCGCAGGGCTGCAGCCAGCACGCTCTACCAAGGCGTGGGGCGCGCCATTCCCCTTACGTCGTTAGACTCGGGAATGGAGGCGTCGGCTGACAAGCGGACGGTTCACGCAGCCTGCACACCCTACCAAGGCGTGGGACCCAAGGGCCGGCTGACGGGGGTGCCTCGGACCTAGAAGGGGGCGGGCAGGAGTGAGCCCATGACTTCCTCGTAGGTAGGGAGAAAGGCGTCAGGGAAGATTCCTGGGAAGGTCTCGACTAGCGTGTCAGTCACGCTGGAGGCGGGCGCAATGTGGCCCAGGGAGACTAGCATCTCGTCGAGGGCGTCGTCGACAACAACGACGCCGGGAGTCAGCCAGTCATGTGCGTCGATATGGTCAAAAGTCGAGGGCGGCACACCAAAGATCTTGACGAAGGACGCGTGTACGTACAAGGGATCGACGACAATCTCCTCACGCAGCATGATGCGATGGGGATTGTCGTCCTTTGGTACGTAGGCTTTGACACTCTCCTCGCGTGACAGAATGTTGTCGATCACGATGCTGAGGACGGGCATCCACCGGTAGTGCTTGAAGCTCTTAGCGATCCCCATGATGAGGTTCGGGATGAGAGCTAGGGGCAGCCGTCGGTCGATCCCCAGGAATGTCTTAGCGAGCACACGGAAGGGGTCAGGTGTCAGAACGTAGCTGTCGGCAGTCACCTGCATGAACACGGAGGAGCAGTAGCGCACGTTGTGGGCGTCCGCATTCGCATGCACCTTGGCCTTCACGTCGTATCCCCAGATCTGGAAGACGTGGGCGATGAGCGCCTTGTGAAAACCCCCGGCGCGAGCGGCGACACTGTCATCACCTAGCTGGATGAGACCATCACCCGAGCCCAGAACAGGCACGCCCTTGTCGGTGACGTGGTAGTTCCAGTCGGCCCCGTGATGCGCATCAACGTCGGCTAGCCACTGTTGGATCAGGGCATCGATGTCGCCGAGTTCGTCACCAGCAGCACCGGTGTCGTCAATCCAGCGCTCAAGGGCGAAGACGACCGCCCAGACGAAGAAGAAGCGGCAGGTGTGGCCGACACTGGTGGTGGGCCGGCCTGATTTTTCCGAGGGTCCGTCCTTGTAGGCGTAACCGGCAGGCGTCTTCCCCTTTCCGGCAATGTCGCGAGAGAGGCAATCCACGACATCGTGGGACATTCCGGTCGCCCTGTAGAAGCGCCACTCGGCAGCACGCGACGACTCGTTGACGGTACCGTCAGCGCGGCTGCAGTCCGCCTCGGCGAAGTCGTAGCCACAGCCAACCCACTCGCCAAAGATGGCGCCGACCTGGTCGCCCGTCATACCGCTAGTGTAGATGAAGCGCTTTTGAAGCAAGGCTGCCATGTCGAGGAGGTTCGTCCCTACCACCAGGTACTGCTTCGAGAAGTCCTTTTGCCAGACATAGACTTGAGGCCCGACGTGAGCTTGATACTTCGCGTTGCGGTAGCAGGCAGAGATGTGACGAGTGTGGCGCTGCGTCTCGTCCTTCGTGGTGAGGCCCCATTCCATTTTGAGGAATGCGTCAAGGCGGTAGTCCTTGTCGTCAAGGACACCCCCGGCGTTGTCGAGTTCGGCTTTCCCGGAGCGTAACTTGGCCAGAAAGCCCACGGGTCTGTTCGCCATGTAGACGTCCCAGGCATCGTCGTCGCTAACAGGGGCGTGCTGGAAGGCGAGGCAGTCCAGGACAATGTCGACGCCCTTGGAGAGGATGACGTTGCCCACCCAGCGAGGGTGAGCGACCAGGCGCTTGTCAAAGCCAGGCTTGTACTGCGGTCCTTTGAGCTGACGAGCCAGGATCGCAAGGAGCTCACTGTGGTGGCACTTGGCTTGCGAGATCCACAGGCCGCGTTGGGCAATGGTGAAGCCGACCGGGTAGTCGCAGGGTGAGCAGGGCGTTTGGTAGCCCCCAAGAACCGTGACCTCGCCTCCTCCCGTGACGATCTTTTCCCCCACTCCGGGCATGGGCGAGCCCAAGCGCGCGAGATACGCGTCGAGGGCGTCCTTGCCACAGGTCCCCGGAATGTGAGGGCGGAGGATCGTCTGGAGTCCCTGGGTGAAGGAGGTGGTCGCGCTCGCACCAGTGAAGAACAGGCGCAAAGGGCGGCGGACCGCGTAGTAGGCACGCGTGAAGCCCCCGAGGAACGGAACGAGCGACAGAGCAGTCGCGAGTCCCTCGGCGGTGTCATCGGTCCTATCCTTTGTCAGGTTGGCGTGGCGCGACACGGTCGTATAGGTGTCATCGCTCGTCATAACCTCGCTGTACTTCTTGAGACGCTTGTGGAAGAGCTCCTGGAGCAGGGCATTCTGATCCCCCGTGAGCTTGGTCTCATCAATGGAGGCCTTCACCAGAAGCGCGGCGTACCTCACTCGCGCCGCTTTGTCCCTGTCGACATGGTTCTTGTAGAGTTGAGTCGTCATGAGGACGTTGCTCAGACAGTTGTCGAAGGCCTGGACGCTCCGATCGAAGGACCTGTCGACCACGACGGCAGGAGTAGGCTTGACGACGACGACGGTGTCGGGGCCGTTCCCACTGGGGCGGAGAGTAGGGAGCGCGCCATCTTCGGACGGGTTGGGATCGCCGTCGGGATCAGGAGCGGCGGGTCCGTCGGTGTCGTCAGCGTCCTTTTGCCAGACATAGTGGAGGAACTTGCAGTGGACGAACCCGCACTTCCCAAGGCCGAAGTCGCGACACGGCTGATCGATGTAGTGCTCATCGTGTTTACGCTTACACTTGGCTCCGTGGCTGCAAGCGCCCTTCTTCGCGTAGTCGAAGCAGTAGACGACGGCGTCTGGGCTCTCCTCGTCCGGGAGTGGACCGGGGACGGGCTGTGGGACAGGATCGGCCTTGGAGGTAGCAATTGCTCCAGCGCGTTCTCGACGGCGGTCACCTTTTGCCTTGGACTTAGGCGGTGCCCTGCGGTCCTTACCGCCCATCCCGGGGTTCGACTCGACGTCACCATCGGCACACAAGTCAGGAATCCAGCCGTTGGCGTCGTGGACCTGGCCCGTCTTGACGTGCGTGGCCTCGTCGTCGGGAGGAAGGGTCTCATCGCGCGGGGACAGGTAAACTTCCTCGACGTAGGCGCAGGCAAGACCCACGACAGTCGCCAACACAACCACGATGGAAGGAGCCGCAATGTTGCCGTTAATCGCATGCATAAGGCGCGACAGTTCCTTAGCCGTGGCATGCCAGGTGTAGGTCACGTCGACGTCGCCACCCGGCCGGACGACGTAGCGAGCGTCAGAACGGCCTCCGCGAGGCGTCCAGGCCGGCCACACAATGGGTCCGCCCCGGCTGGCTGCGGCGATCCAGTCGAGAGGAACGTCAAGATAGGTGACGGCGACGAAGGTCACGCCCCGGACCGGGCCTGTTTTGCGCACCTTATTGGCTGGGATGAAGCCAGGTGGGCGGGCGGCAACAATCTCGTTCTGCTCGTTTGCGGGGCGAATAGGACCATAGGAGGGCACCATCTCGCGGCCTTTGGGCGACAGCTGCGGCCCAAGAGGGATGTCAACGCGGCCCTTGTCCGTGACCAGCATGATTGTACGCTTGTCGCCTTTCCCAGAGACGGAGTACTGGCCCAAGCCGGGACGTCCATTGACCTGGGTGAACGTGAAGGCGCGGCGGACCAGCTGGTTGCGCAGGTTGAGCAGGCGTTTGGTGATCGCCTTGAGCTCGGCGCCATTATCTGACATACGTTTGGACACGTAGTCTTGAAAGGCGTCATCCATGGCGGGATTCCCCCTAAAGGAATTCTTGGTCGCGCCATGTTCTTCGAGATAGGTGATGACCCACTCGTCCCAGGGAATGGGCATCAGTTGATCAAACTTCTGCCCAGGGGACAAGTACACCTTCTCGGGGGTGGCCTCGTGGTAGGCCGCGGCAGCACGCTTGGCCTTTGCCTTAGTGTGCCGCCGATCTTTGCTAGCGTCCTCATAATCGCTGAGATCAGCGTCGCTGCTTTCGTATCCAAATTCGCCCATGTTCAGATATACGACATAGTTGACCGCTTAAGGCGCGGTAGGGCCTATGTCCGAGGCAAGAGGCCTCGGCTTCCCCGATGGGGGGGAGGGCACGCTAGCGCCCGGAGCCACGGCCCTTTTGGCCGGGCTTCTTCTTCTTCCTGTTCGCGAGGGCTCGACTCCAGGCCTCCCAAGCAGTCATTGGATGCTGGTCGGACTCCGCCTGGACACGCCCAGGACGGCTGCCTGGCGGAAGCCGCACCACGTTGCCCCCGCCGTGGTTGTTCCCGTTGTTGGTTGGCGGCTTGCGGGCAGGCGCCGACGATCCACTTGCCGTAGTGGTAGCCGGGGGTTTGGCCTGCCCCTTACCGTTTAAAGAGCCAGGGGTCTTCGAATGCAGGATGAGGGCGGTTTGGGGGCTCGTCTTGGTGTAGACCGCCGAGCCAGCGCCAGTGCTCCTGCGCGTCATCGCCTTGCTGATGGCGTCACCACCCAGGCCCACGGTCTTGGAGGCCGCAAGGATCAGAGGCGACAGTTCGGGGAAGGCAGGGGCAACGAGCATCCCCACGTTGCATACCGCATTCCACCACCGGCTGGTGGGATTGTGGGAGGCCGGACACGCCACAGGGAGGCGTGCGGTGATCTTCTTGTAGAGAGCAAAGACGAACATGTCCGCTTCGGGCGCAGGGTTGCACAGGGACACGTTGGCGGAGCCGGGGGGCGGAAAGCACTCAAGGACGACGACGATCTCGATGGCCATCGTTGCCCCGATAGGCTGGTTCTCCACGAGAATACCCCCGTGTTGGATCGGGGTGTTGTGGGTAGCCAGTGCGGGGTAGTTGTTCGTGGGAAGCAAGCCCGCGGCGACGCCTGTGTTCACATTGTACAGCACCTCACACGCCGCGTTGGGAGTCGTGTTGTGTTTCCAAAGCACGCCCCCATAGCGCGGCTGCGCGACCTGAGGCGCTTCACTGAAGATCGCGTTCATCATAAGGCCTTCGTGAGAGCTGAAGGTCTTACGGTCACGCAGCTGGTGAATCTCAGAGGCAGTCCGAGGAGGCATGGAGTACATGAGGCTAGACTGGGAGCGGCGCCCGGTGTTGGCGAGGTCGCCCCTGTCAGAGATCGTCACGAGTTCAGAACAGACGTCCTTGCGCCAGCCCGTCATCGTCCCCGCCAGCTCCGTGACAGAAGAGTCGTTAAGGGCTTTGATCGACATGGAGACTACGCGGGAGGGTTCAGCCAAGTAGTCATCGAGGTTGAAGTTCTGGATGTTCGCGCTCGCCGGGTAGGTGAACCCAGTCGTGGTGTACTCTGCGGCAGCAACGGGGAGGAAAGGGGTCCCCGCGGGCACTTGGACGACGTTGATCAGTCCAAGTTTGGTGGCGGCGCCTCCGTTGGTAGCGAAGGCGCGACCAGTCACCGCGTCCCCAACGCCAGCGGTGGAGGCAGGGTCGAAGACGTTGCGCGTCATCGTCGACATACCCATGTCCATCTCGCTCATGTTTTGAGTAAAGAAGACGGAGGTGTCGGTCGCGACTGACGAGGCAGGTACGGTCATTCGGTGACGGATCGTCCGGGCAAACGAGGAGGCTCGCTCGGAATCAGGAAAACCCTGTGCAGCAGAGTTGTCGATATCGTTGCCATGATAGCCGTCGAGGGCTTTGGTCATCCAGGCTCGCCCTGAATGGCTCATGGTGCCAGCGGCACATGCCTTGTCAAGGAGTTTGTCAAAGGGATGAGTCATGGCTGGTCAGAAGATCATAGTTGCCGACACATCGTCGGAGGGTCCCCAGTATAGGGGGTGAGTTGCGAAGAGCTCCGCTAGGATCCTCGCACCAGTATCGTCGGCCTATTTCAGACACGCTACGCCACCGGGAACTACCCCCGGTGGGACACTGCGAGGCGAAGGGGAAGGACACATCCCTTGCCACGCAGTGTCACAA